GATACAGTTCGAATTAAAACTCGTCCTGAATATACCGTTGATGATTTTACTGGTGAAGGTCCAGTGAATGTTCAAACAATCCGTGAATCAACCCGTACCATGTCAATTGAGCATCTTTATGATGTAACCGTTGAGGTGACAGCCCGTGAAAAAGCACTTGATCTTGAGTCTTTCTCTGAGCAGGTTATACAGCCAGCTGTTTATAAGCTTGCTGAACAGGTTGATATCTACGTCGGCACAAAAATTCTTGAAGCTCGCGGAATGTATGCTTCAGATGACTTGTTCGCTGATGCGGCGGATATGGCTCAAGCTCGTAAAACTGCAACTGAGCAGCAACTCAATACTATTGGACGAATTTGTCTAACAGATCTTGATTTGGAAGCTAGATTGTTAGGCGCTGCATACTTTAGCACATGGAACCAACGTGGTCCATCAGGTACAACAGTATTTGATAATGCTTCTATGGGTCATGCTATGGGAATGGACTTCTTCTCGTCTATCAATTTCCCTACTGAGACTCCATACTCAGCTGGTGCTGGTGTTGGTGTTACTAACAACACAGGTGGTACTCTAAACCTTGTTGGTATGACAGCAATCACTACTACTTCAACTACTGCAACTTTTGAAGCAGGCGATCGTATTTATATCGCTGGAGTTAGACGTCCATTGATCGTCTTAACTCAGACTGTAGCTACAGCTACTTCAATTCCTCTAGCTCACCCAATTGATGAAATCATTCCTGATGGCGCAGCTATTACAGTCGTTGCTTCTGGTCTTGGTCCATTGAACTCTATGGGTGCAATCTTTGATACTGACGCACTTGCTGTTGCAATGCCTATCTTGGACATGGCTTCTGACAAGCCAACCTCGGTAGTGTCTAACAATGGTGTATCAATTCGAATTGTACAGGGCTACGATATGCAACGTAAGGTGGATACATTATCACTTGACTTGTTGGTCGGTGCGGCTATGTACGACGGTCGAAGAGTTGTATTGCTAGATGAGTACTAAGCACTAACTATAACGCCTCTTGATTGAGGCGTTGTTGTATCTATTTTCCCTAAAATTTTGGAGTCCACCATGGCAGTTACACAATCAATGGCAACAATTACCGCATGGGATAAGAATGGCAAGAAATGCCAATGCGATTCACGACAATATAAAGCGTTAGCAAAGAAAGGTTATATGCTAAAAGATCCAGCATTAGAAAAACCCGAAGTTAAACTAGATGTTAAACCGACCACTAAACCAGCTGTTAAACCAACAGATAAAAAGTAACCCACGCCAGGGGCTTTGGCTAATTTTAGCCGGCCTGTTAGCTATAGGGCCATAGCAATATGGAAGCAAGCAGGTTCTTTTTGATATGTACAGGTGATTTACAATGCCAATTCCAACCATCATAACAGTAGCTGAAGCCGATGCAATATTAGGCGTTACTGAGCCTTGGTTTAGTACTCTCGAACCAGAGAAAGAGCAGGCACTTGGTTGGGCTGAGATATATTTTGCGGCTAATTACTCTTGTGCTTATGATGAAGATGATGTTCCGGATAATATAAAAGAAGGTCTAGCACTGTTAGGAAATCAATACTTAATTGATCCTAACACTATGTACCCAGTCGATAGCGAAGTTAATACCACATCGAAGAAAGTTAAGGCTGGTTCGGTAGAATCTGCTAAAAGTTTCGCCAGCCCTTCGCAAAAGAAATTTATCGATCAATATCCAGATATTACGGCTCTATTTTCTACCTACTGCCTTCTGACTCCTTCGTCAGGAAGCGATGCTAAATCAGTACCAATAGTAAGGAATTAATATGGGACTTAGAGATGAAATACAAGCTGACATAGCAGAGGCTTTCGATACCGATCTAGCTGATGCTGTCAACGATTTCACTCTATACCATTACGAGCGCGGCGGTTATAGTGTAGCCACCGGTTCAGTAACTCCACCAGCTGAAACCTCAACAGGTTCTCGTGGAGTATTCGATAGCTATATTAATTATGAAATATTCAATTCGGCTATTGAACCAACAGATATAAGACTTACAGTATTATTGAATGAAATAGATATCACTCCTCGAATAGGAGATAAAATACTGCAAGGAACAGACACATACAGAGTTATTTTCGTCGAGAAAGACCCAGCCGATGCAGCGTTCATTTTAACTATACGCAACCCGGAGACGAAATGAGAATAGTAATTACGGAAAAAGAAAAGTTTAAAAAAGACCTCGGCACTGATCTAGCCGATGTGATATCTTTGGCAGTTGGCGGAATATGGAATGAGTTAGTTGACTCAACTCCAGTCAAGACAGGAAATGCAAGAGCTTCATGGCAAGTAGTGAAAGAAGGTGATGATGGCACAATCTTACCTTATGGTCCTAGATACCCCAGACCTACACTTACGATTCCAACAGTGAAATTTAATGATTACAAGATTGAAATTATTAATACAGCTGCTCACTTACATGAACTGAATTATGGCAACTTATCAAGACCGCCAACATTATTTGTTGAAGCGGCTCTTGAGAGAGGGGTTAAGAGAGCTATATGAATTTTGCTGAGATGAGACAAGTATTAGAAACAGAGATGCAAACCCAATGGATTCATAGTCCTATTGTGTGGGAAAATGCTCCATCTGATATTACTGATGTTCCATGGGTTAGGTTTGCTGTTAGACCAGCTACTGGATCAACAGGAGCTTTAGGTTCTAAACTGTCTATAAACAAAGGTTTCTTAGCGATTCAAGTTTTTGCTCCGATCGATGCAGGAACAGGAGTAGTATACGAGTTTCTAGATTATATTTCTGATATTTTTGAGAATAAAAGATATTCAGAAGTATTTTTGTATAGTGTTAGTGTAGAAACAATAGGTGATGGCGTTCGCCAAATTGATAAAATTGAAGCAGGTTTTCACCAAGTTATAGCAACTATTAGTTTTGATGCAATTAGGAGACGAACATAATGTCTATCACAAGTACCAATTTTACCGACCTATCTTATATAAAAGAAATCATTCCAGGAACCACTCCTGATACACCTGCATTCCAGTTGTTACCAACTACGGGTGGTGGTCCTGTAGGTGGATTAACCACAGCAGTTTCAGAAGAGATTAGAGCGGATCGTCAAACTGATGATTTAGTTGTAGTTGATGCTGAGATTGGTGGTTCTACCAACTATGAACTCACATACATTCCTTACAAACCACTCATCATATCGCTAATGCAGAATGATTTAATTAGTGCTTCAACTAGCGCTTCAGACATCTCAACCACTGCTAATGCCTTCTTAACAGCTGGCGGAGATTTTGTAGCTGATGGCTATATAGTAGGTGGATACATTCATGTATCAGGATTTAGCGGTCCTGAAAACAATGGAGTGTTTCTGATTACTGCAGTGGCCACAAGTCAGATCGAGGTGGCAGAAACTTTAGCTATCGAGTCTGCTGGAGTTCCTGTGGTCATCAGCCTAACTACTGTGAGAAATGGAGCACAATCTCAACCTGATTCTTATACTTTCTTAAAGCGCGTTGGCGGTATTGATAACTTAGCGTACTTTTACTATAATGGTATGCAAATATCTCAAATGACCTTCAACTTTGCTACTGGTTCAATCCTGAATGGAACCTTTGATCTTATTGGTTTCACTGAAACTGTAACTGAAACTGAAATTGTTGGTCAAACCATCGTCGATATTCCAGCACATGCGTTAATGAACTCAGTGTCTTCTATCACCAAGATTGATATTGTAGGACTGAGCGTTACCACTGAGTTTGAAAGCTTAAACTTAACCATCAATAACAACATTAATGCAGCAAAAGCTATTGGAACTCTAGGTGCTGTAGACTTAGCAAGTTTCACTCTTGATGTCACTGGCGATATCAACCTGTACTTTGAAGATATAGCAACTTATGATAAATTTAAGGCAGCAGATAGCTTCTCGTTAGCGATTACATTGGAAGATTCTGGTGGTAATATAATGATAGTGTCAATGCCCAAAGTTAAATTTGAAACATTAGAAAGCCCAGTTGATGGAAAAGATAACTTCTTATTCCAAGCCGGTACAATGAGAGCGTTACGAGACGCCACTAACAACTACATGGTACAGTTCGACTTTTTCGATGCTCCATAATAATAAGGAAACACAATGTTAAAAATTACCCCTATAAATGTAGAAAAACAAACTGGCGGAACTTGGACTTCTTACATGGGAGTCCAGTTAAAAATAGCTCGATCAAACAATGAAAACTTTGTTAAAAAGTTTAGAACTTTGATCAAACCAGTCAAGAGAGACTTTGACAAAGGAATGTTAGCTGAATCTCAGATGGAAGAGATACTTTGTGATTCTCTTGCTGGTACAGTTTTAGTTGATTGGGAATTCGAAGATATTGAGTTCAATGTAAAGAATGCTATTGAACTCTTGACCAATGACCCCGATTGCAGAGCTTATGTCCAAGAGTTTTCTGAAGATATAAGTAACTACTTAGACTTAGAGAAAGAGGAGTTAAAGGGAAAGTCCTAAAACGTTTTAATTGGGATTTAGATTACGGAGACAAAATCGAATTCTTTATCCACTTAGAACGTCAAGGAAAATCAACTCCTTTGGATATCTTGCCAGAGACTGATATAATTTCTGGCTGGTATTTGACTACATTTAGAACACTGCATAACAGCAGACAGATTGGAGCAGGCTTAAACGCAATTTCAATGTCTGATTACCGAGCGTACTTTAGTATGTTTGAATGTATCGAAGACATTAGAGTAGTTATAGAGATTTTACAAGCTCTGGATACAAGATATATTAATTATATAAATGATAAAAGATCATCATCCTGAGTCCCAGAGGGACCACGAGGGATAAAGTTTATATAGTTTAATATGATTATATAGCTTTATTTTATTAATCCCTGAGGTCATCCAGGGATTACCACGAGGTAGAACATGGCAACGGTACCTATTCGCATAACGGTCGATTATACCGATGTAGATCAAGCTACTAAAGGTATAGCTAGCTCGTTTAGTAAATTAGCTGCTCAAGTATCTAAGACTTCGGGCAAGGCAGTTGCTGACTCGATAAAGAATTTTTCTAAACTAGCTGATTCAGTCAAACGATCTTTCGGTCAAGCTCTCAACAATGTTAAGACAGCTATAGGGTTGATTGGAAGAGCTATCGGAATATTATCATTCGGAGAGCTGATAGGTCAAGTAATAGCATTAAACAATGAGTTTATCGGATTAACAAACACTCTCAAAGCTGTTGAATCTAATTCAGGAAATGTCGGTCGACAGATTAACTTTATAAGAAATGAAGCTGACCGATTAGGCTTACCAATAGCTTCGCTAGGTAAACAGTTCTCTCAGCTTAACGCTGCCGCAACAGGTACTACTCTTGAAGGTGAAGGCGTAAGAGATATATTTAGTGCGATATCAGAAACATCCAGAGTTTTACAATTAAGTACCGATGATACTGCAGGAGCATTAAGAGCTATACAGCAGGTCATATCTAAAGGCGTAGTACAATCAGAAGAATTACGTGGTCAGTTAGGTGAAAGATTACCTGGTGCGTTTAACATAGCTTCAAGAGCTATGGGATTAACCACTAAAGAACTTGAAGATTTAATTAAGACAGGCAACTTAATGGCAGATGACTTCCTGCCTAAATTTGCAAAAGAGATTAGAAAAACCTTCGGTAAAGCTCTACCTGATGCCACTAAAACAGCAGCTGCTGAAATGGCAAGGTTGAAAAATACTTTTACTATTATAAGCCAAGAAGTATCTACTAGATTAGACCCTGCATTCGCGGATCTGTTTAGGACCTTAAATGAAGGTCTGGTCGGTGTAGATGTATCGCAGATAGCCAGTAGCTTTTTGTCAGCCATATCAATGGTTTTGAATCTTTTTGCAGACGCAATTGATTTTGTCAGAAACAATCCTTATGCCTCACAAGGACTCTTATCTGTTTTAATACTCGGCCCTAAAGGAGTTTTCTTTGGTTTATTAGGAGCTGCTGCTGATAAGGTACAGAAAATAGCTTTAGTACTTGGAGCATTATCTGGAACTTCTATATTAGAAGATCAGATACGGCCTATACAAAATAAATTTGATGCTGCCCTTGAAGGAGCTACTCAGCTACAAGAAGTTATAAAGCAGATGGAAGCTGGAGCTACCGGAATACTATCAGGCGGTGGATCGATCTTCAGAGGACAAGAAGGAGATTTAGAGAGAGCTAAAGAAAAGCTTAACGATTACCTTATTGAAGCGAATTCAGCTAAGGAACAACTGAGCTTCCTGCGTGGAGAGGTTGTTTCGTTTAACCAAGATATATACAAACAAGATGAAACAACTAGTTCGACCACTGATTCATTAAGATCATATGCTGATGCAATGGCAAAATCAGCTGAAGAAGTAGGAAACTTAACTATCAATATTAGTGGTGGTAACGATGTGTTAATTACTACTAACGAATTGTTAGCCGAACAGTTAAATTTATGGGAGCGTATGGTTGAGACATTTCCAGAGTTAACTGATCGTATGAAAGAATTTGAAACATTCGAAGATATAATTGAAAGAATCGATGAAGCCTCCGTAGGATGGTTTGATAGCTTTGCTGAAGGTTTGACAGAATTAGTTATGACTGGTAAAGCGGACTTTAGGAGTCTAGCTCAGTCGATACTTCATGACCTTATAAAGATGCAAATTCAGGCCGCAATAACCCAGGCTACTATGGCGTTCTTAGGAGCTATGGGCGGAGCTGCAGGTGGAGCTTCTGCCGCCAGCGGAGCTGGTTTTACTGGCGGAGGTTTTAACGCTTTACCTGTGGCTGCGAAGGGAGCTGTAGTAGGTAGCCAGGGATTTACCGCTTTCGCTAAGGGTGGAGTGGTCGATAGTCCTACAGTATTTCCGATGGCTAACGGAGCTGGATTGATGGGAGAAGCTGGACCAGAAGCCATCATGCCACTATCGAGAGATTCAGATGGCAATTTAGGAGTATCAGGTGGTGGAGGTGGAGTTAACATAATAAATGTAGTTGATGCGAGCTTGTTAGACAGCTACGTCAATTCATTCGAAGGTGAAAAAGTTATCGTGAACGTTATCAGTCGAAACAAAGAAGCAGTTAACAATTCGTTACAGGGGTAGGTATGGCGTATATAACAGGAACAGCAACGGATCGATCTGACCTGTTAGCTGTTTTAAATACACAACTAGCAGCTGCTGGTTGGGTAGTAGATAGGTATGTAGCTGGAGACGAGTTAATAGCTCATGGTTCAGGATATGGAACAGGCGATGTTTATATCGGATACAAGTTATATACTAATGTATCTTCAGATATAAATAACTTTGACGTTAGGATGTTCACAGGATTCAGTAGCGGAAACTCTTTCCATAATCAACCAGGAATCTCTCCACCATCAGCTCAATGCTTGTGGGATAACAATATAGACTATTGGTTATATATCAATAACAAGCGCGTAATCTTAGTAGCTAAAGTAAACACAGTTTATGAAATAAGTCATCTTGGTTTTCTGCTACCTTATGGCCCCAGTACTTCTTATCCTTATGCTGGATTCGTAGGTGGAAATGCCACTGCTTTAGATACGAGATATTCTGATGTATCGTCAGCTAACAGTAATTTTAATTGTAGCTATTCTGGAGAAAGTGGATCGTATGTTAGATCACCTTCTGGTACGTGGTGGCCTTTAGCCGAGCAGGCAGGACTTACGAATGAAGCATATATGTATCCTGCCCGCTGTATGATAGGTTATTCATTTTATTCCGATGAAAGCACATTTAAGCATATAACAGTAGATGCTGATGGTAATCATTTCATGATACCTCTACAACCTATGATATCTACTATAGCAGAAAATAACGCTTTCGGCGAGATTGATGGGGCTAATTGGATTTCAAGTTTTGGATTATCTTCTGAAGACTTTTTTGTTTATGGCGGTGACACTTATGATGTGTTTGCTAATGTGTTTCGATCAACTTTCCAAGACTTTATCGCTATTAAGAGGGAACTATAATGTCTTTTGAAACAGGTACTGTTAGTTCACAAAGCGATTGGTGGACTAAATTAATTGCTTTCTTAGGAACAGCTGGCTGGACAGTTAATGATACTGGACAGGATGGTACTCTTGATTATATAATGGCTCAGACCAGCACAGGTAGAGCTCCTGTTTGTGTATATACGCCTACATCTTATTTAACTGACCCAGATACTTTCTATGTAACTGCAGCTAGTAATAAAGGATATGTAGCTAATGGTGATATCTCTGGGCAAACTCCTCCTTTGTCGCCAGAATGCTTCTTAGGATATACCAATGATAGTGCACAAGTAACTTATCCACTTAGGTACTGGTTTATTGGTACTGGAACTTATTTATATTGCATCGTCGAATTAGGAACTAATCACTTTAATATACTAGCTATAGGCGAAGCAGACAGATACACGATGACAGCTGATGTTGGGCAGTTCAGCATCTCAAGTCAACCGTATTATGGTGACTATGATCCTAACAGCGGTGGTGGTCAAACTACAGCCAGTTTCTTCAGCGCCATAGGGGTGGTACCTACGACTCCAGTACAGGCTGGAATCTGGGATGGAACTATTTGGAGAGGAAAAGGATGGAACACTAGGAGTAATAGTTGGATTTCTAGAAAAGATGGTGCAACACAGAATATGTTATGTGTAGAATATGACTTATATCGAACTAATATATTCGCTGCATCGAATAATTCTGCTAGTATTGGAGTTATGTTTCCACTACTCCTACTCGGCGCCACCAATGTAATTAGCGACCCTAAGACAGAGACTTGGGATTACAGATTTTATGGTCAGATGCCAGGCATTCAATATACCTCTATGAGAGGTTTAGAAGATGGCGTTCAAGTTAATATAGGTGGAGATAACTGGATAGGTTTTAGATTAAATCAAGGTCCTATATACGAAAAAGTCGGGTACCTAATAAAGGTAGTATAGCATGGCAGTTTCAACACTGATAGAAACTATAGCTTATGTTCCTGTAGACCCAGGAAACTTAGGTTTTTTGGCGGGCAATACTTGGGATTTTTCTATTATAGAATCACCGATACCTTCAGTTACCTTTAAGTATCCATCCGAATTAATCGGGACTGATCGTGGAATATACAATTATAAAATAGAATCTTTTACTGATATTTTGTATGGGTCAGTCTATGTATTTCCAACATCTATAGCAGCTGGGTTAATATTAGAAGAGAAAGTTTATTATGTAGAAGTTTGGAATACTCTTGAAGGTGAGAACCTTTATAATGTGATCAAATTAGGCTTTGATGGAATATCACTACAGGAGCCTGAGTCTCCACCATTTCCGATGTCCTATTTAGCCAATTACACTTATATAGTAACTATTTCAACTATCGGCCCAGCGATAGTTAATGCGACATTGAGATATGAAACAACTAACCAAATTATTGAGGTTCCAATTACAGGAACCAGAGCTATATGGATTCCTTACCGACCCCAAGTTTCTTCAGCTGCTGAAATTATAGAAAACAAAACTGATGTGATAACCTCATACAATGGTAAAGAACAGAGAATAAGGACTCTAATTAATCCGCATCAGAAGTTGACATATTCGTATAAACTGTTTGGAGATGAAATAACGAGTATGCAACTTCTTTTAGGAGGTTGGTATTCTAGATCATTTTTAAGTCCTAATTGGTTAGAAGCTGTTAAGTATGATAGTGGTCTAACTTTAGGAACTACTACCATTATGCTAGACACCACTAATAGTGATTTTAGGGTCGGCGAATCTGTATTGATATGGGAAAGCAATGAGAATAACATAGTATCTATAATATCTGAGGTTCAGCCAACTTATATTACACTCCAAGAGCCAGTTCCTAAAAACTATTATAAGCCACAATTGGTCCCAACTTATACTAGTTTTATAGAAGGAAATACATCTAGATCAGTACATCCTTCTCCTTATTTAACTGAGTATTCTCTTACTTTCAGGACTGAAAATCCTAAATACATCGGAGATAAAAGTTTCTATCCCGAAGAGTTCAAAGGTTTTCCGGTGATATTGGATTCTCCATATACTTTACCTGCTTCTGACAGTATTAATGAAGAGTCCGAATTAATCGACTATTCTACTGGACCTATAATCCAATTCGAGAAGTGGAATAGATCAAGGCATAATAGAAGCTGGAATAAAAGATTGCATCAGACAGAATATTTTTCTTTTAAGAAGTGGATTCACTGGATGAGAGGAACACAGCAAATGTTGTTTATGCCTTCCAGTGAAAAGGATTTTGTAGTTATTTCTGATATAGCTCCAGGTGAGTTTGAAATAATAATAAACAAAATATCTTGGAGTTCTTTTTATGATAAAATTCCTTATCAATACATATGCATAAAAGATTCTAGGGACGGAAAACTACTTATGTCTGGAGTTGATAAGGTAATTGATAATGCTAATGGAACTGAGACCATACAATTACGAGATGCACTTCAGCCTCTTTCAACACTTCCATCAAGCGATATAGAGTTCTCACAATTCATGTTCTTGATGCGGTTCTCCTCAGACAAACAAACAATAAAATTAGGAAGTGGCGGAATATACACTTTTAACCAAGAATTAATCGGAGTTGATTATGAGCTATGAGTTAATTGAGCGATCAGCTTTTGAAGGCAGCCCTATAGAACTCTACAAATTCGTTAAAGGAACTTCAGTATATACCCAAACTAGTGGAAACGAAGAAATAACATATAACGGAGACATATTTGTTCCTCGAACCCTCAAGCGGAGCGAGGTGTCTTTAACTGGCGAAATTAACAAGTCTCCTTTGACTATCAACATGGCAAGAGATAACGAAGTATCAGAACTGTTTAAGTTAGGATATCCTTCTGCGCCAGTGACTATATCAGTTTTTAGGAGACACCATCAAGAAACTGATACGATACTGCTCTGGAGAGGGAGAGTTAGTTCTTGCTCGTTCCAAGATAACTTAGCTAATCTAACTTGCGAATCTATATTCACTTCCATCAAGCGCCTAGGTTTGTTTAGGAATTACCAGAAATCATGTCCTCATATGCTGTTTGATTCTTCCTGTAAGGTGACTAAACTCTCTATTTCAGGGCTAGTAGACTCTATAAACGGATTGATCATAACTTCTTCAACATTCGCCACACAACCAGATGGTTGGTGGGTAGGAGGAATTTTTGAGGCTAAAGGAGATTTAAGATACATTCATAAACATAATGGAAACGAGATAACGTTAAACAGAGTAATTCCTTTCCTAGACCCTGGAGTACCTATGTCAATACTACCTGGATGCGACCGATCTAAAGATACCTGCATATCAAAGTTCAATAATCTCGATAACTACGGAGGATTTCCTCTCATTCCTCCGAATAACCCATTCGGCGGCGGAGGAATAGCGTAATGTGGATTCAATTAGCGATATTTGTAGTAAGTTTAGTTTTATCATACCTGTTAGCCCCTAAGCCCGCTTCTTTAAATATCAGCGCAGCAGGCCTATCAGATATAGACGCGCCAACCGCTTCAGAAGACCGGGCGATTCCTGTGCTGTTCGGATATAGGAGGCTAACAGGATCGAATGTAGTTTGGTATGGTGATCTTAAGACTACTCCGATACGGAAATGATCTATATCCGAGATTTAAACCATCATGGGTATTGCTCCAAAGGAGTTAGGGCCTTCTTTAAGAGATACAATTTAAGTTACTCGGAGCTTCTGAAAAATGGAATCTCCGAGGAAGAAATACGCAAAACTAACGACGGGTTAGCTTTAGATTTTTTGGAATCTTATTATGGGTGGAAAAAAGAAAGTAACCATCGGCCATAGGTATTTCCTCGGAATGCACATGGTATCATCTCTGAAGAGAGTGGACGCGGTAAGGAAAATTTTTATTGGCGAGAAACTAGCTTGGGAAGGGAATGTCACTTCAAACCAAGATATCATCATTAACAAACCCAACCTCTTCGGAGGCGAAATGCAAGAGGGAGGTATCAGCGGCACGATCAATGTAGAATTCGGTGAGGACACTCAAGGGCCTAACGCCTATTTAGGAGGAGGCGCTGGGTCTAAGACGGTTACCTATGTAAAGGGCTGGGCATTCGACTTCATAGTTGTTGATGGGAGAATTATCCCGCAACCAAAAGAAATAACATATCCAGTGTACGGAGTAGACCCCATACCAGTTCCTGCATTCAGAGGAGTGTTAGGATTTGTATTGAATCAAGTGTACATTGGAACTAGCAAATACATAAAGCCGTGGGCCTTTGAGTGCTCAAGAATCCCCGCCAAACATTGGTATCCATCAGTATCTGATATAGACGGTGACGCGAATCCGGCCCATATAATTTATGAGTGCTTAACTGATGAGAGCTATGGACTAGGATATGGACCGCTAGACTTAGACGACGAGTCTTTCAGGAAAGTGGCCTTAGCTCTATACAATGAAGGATTTGGACTATCTTTTGTGTGGGCCCAAGAACAAAGCATGGAAGAATTCATAAACGAAGTCCTAAAGCATCTAGACGCGACTTTGTTTGTAGATCCATCTTCAGGTCTTTTCACCTTGAGACTCATTAGAGATGACTATGACGTCAATTCCTTAGCTACTCTAGACGAGAGTAACATAATAAAGTTACTTGAATACTCGAGGCCAGGTCTGTCTGAAGCTGTTAACCAAGTAATCCTAACATATAAAGATAGACATACTAATAATGATTCTACAGTAACTGTCCAAGATTTAGCTTTGTTTAATGTTCAAGGTTCACGGATATCTACGAAAGTAAAGTATCTCGGAATATCTAATGCAGAAACTGCCAATCTCGTAGCACAGAGAGAGCTGAACCAATTATCGAGCCCGATAGCTAAATTAACTATTGAAACTACTAGAGATGCTTTATCTGTCCATATTGGTGATGCTTTCAAGTGGTCATGGAAAGCTTATGGAATAGAGTCCATGATAATGAGAGTTATTTCTCTCGATCAAGGTTCGCTGTCTGATGGCAAAATAAGAATTCAGGCTACTGAGGATGTATTTGCTAGTGCAACACAGGTCTTCGCAGCACCAAAAGAAACTGAGTGGGTAGACCCGACTTATGAACCAGTGCCTGTGTCGATTCGGATGATTGAAGAAGCAGTGTATGCTCTAAGTATCTCAGCTAACGGATTAGGCTGGTTACCACCTTCCGATGGATACGGAAGCATAGTTGTGCTGACTGGCGAATCATCTCCAACAGATATCGATTATGATATTTACGCCTCAGAAGACGGCGGAGTTAATTATAATTTTACTGGAACCGGTGAACCTTTTGCCTATATAATCCTACAAGATGAGGTTAAACCTTCAGGGACTGAGCTTACTATATCATTTTCAAACTCTCTGGATACCGCTGCAGTCGGAGATATAATACTTATGAATGCAGAGTACATGCAAATACTCTCTGTAACTTCGAGCACTATCACTGTTTCACGTGCTTTATTCGATACGGCTCCTGTATTTCACCAAGCATCTTCAATCGGTATAATAGCAAATATCCAACATCTTGGGTTAGACGCTAGGAGTTACCTCGAAGGTGACGACATAAGAATTAAGCTAGTATCGAGGAATTCAAATGGAGAGTTACCTTTAGCTGACGCTTTGATCGATGAGGTATTGATGAATTCGAGATTCATCAAACCTTATGTGCCAGCATACTTAACCGTCAACTCTGAATACTTCCCAGAAGCGATAGTAATGAGGAATGGAAATGCTGATTATGTATTCGAGTGGAGACATCGAGATAGGGTTTTGCAAGCGGATACATTAGTCGGAGAGGACACAGCGAGTATCGGTCCTGAAGCTGGAACTACTTATACTATATCTATCCTAGACACTGATACCGAAACGTTGTTAAGAACTATTAGTGGAATAGTTCCTGCTACTTATACGTACGCACAAGCCGATCAGGTCGCTGATGGTGGCGCCAGTGTAGCTAACTTAACTATTCTTCTAACTGCACAGAGAGACGCTTACAATAGTTATAGAGTGTATAAAATGTCGTTCTTAGGAATATCTCCAGATAACGATCCTACGAAGTTAGTTAACTGGTTGGAGTTATCGAATGTTCCATCCATGGCAACCGGTTATGCACCGTGATTGTACAACTATGATTTTTTATATTATTATTATATAATTAATTATGATAAATCAGGATTAACCAGGGTACCATGGCTACGTGGAGATGATTAATTAATATAATCATATAAATAATATTTCTATGTAGCCACGATACCCTGGTTAATTAGAAATTTAATTAAAGGATAAGAACATGACACAAAGAGACCCAACTGATTATCCCATAGATCCAGTCCCTACCAGTGGTACTGATCTTGCAGAGTTGCTTAACCGATCAGCTAGCTCATGGGACACTTCAAACTCTGGAGCTACGAGACCTGTTTATCTTGAGGCTGGCGGAATTTGGTTAAAGACTGATGTCACACCCCATGAACTGTACATGTATGATGCCACTGATGACCTACTACTAGCTACTATTGACTTCACCACAAATGAAGTTAACTTTGCTTCAAGTGCTGGAGATGAAGCTATAGCAGCTCACATCGCAGAAGCTGATCCACATCCTCAGTATCTGACTCCAGCTGAATTGCCCAGTACTGTAGTTAGCTGGTATACTGATAACATCAGTACCATTGATGGAGCATTCTTAGCTAGCGTGCAAGACCCCACAGGAGAAGCTGAATCAACTGTATCTGGTTCAGCTACTTCGAATGGAACGCCAGTCTTATTAGCACAGTTCATGAGAGAAACTTTAATTACTTCTCCTTTTGTGTGGTATGAAACTAATACCACTTTACAATTAGACCTTGATTGTAGTGGGAACGATACCGAGATATGGGCAGTGATCGGATTAAGAAAAGCTGATACATCTCTCATACCTCTATCTACTAGCGACCGTATACCTCTAGAGAATGATCGCAGAACTTATACAGTTCCAATGATAAT